ATGCTCTATCTCCCAACCATACCATGAACCTAAATTGTTCTTTTCTAGAACTGTTTTAAGTTTGTAGGCTTGTGTAAATGGTGCAGGTCTAAAAAAACCTTTGCCATCTTTCTTCTTTGCTCTGAGAGACATCATCATAGAATTCCACTTCTTAGATTTTTTTCTTTGAGTAGATTTCATTGTGATTAAAGCCGTAGAAGATTTTTCTGGTTCCACCACCATTACATAATGGGATGCAGTTTCTTCTACATAGTTACCATTTTCCAATCTATCTTTTCCATCATCACCTCTTGTTGTTTTTGACATGATATCTGAATCAGATGGATATACATTTACTGGAGCAACAGCACCCTTATCTCTGTCCTTCCATTCGATGTACTCGAGTTTATAAAAGCAAGGAATCACATTGATACCTTCAGTTCCATTATATAACTCATTAGTCACAGTGTTGTAGATCATTCCTGGTCTAGCATCTGCTATAAATTGACTATCACCTTGTGTGACTTGAGGTGAAAGTTGTCCAAGAACTTTTAGAAATGGTAACGCAAGACTTTTTGAATCTACGTTATCAAATCCTTCATCAGCGTATTGCTCTATATTAATTGTAGCAACTGCACCGGCTTCTTTTTTAATCGCCACTTCGTTCGATTGTCCGTCTTTTAGCTTCATATTATTACCTATTATTTGTTAGTTATTTTCGTTTTATTTGCGATGTATACTCCGAACAAATCAAATGGTAATTTCTTACCACCTTCAACTTGTTCTTTAACAAAT